TACGTAAACCATCATTTGTAGATCCTATAGACATACCAGATATGCCACTATTTGGCGCGCTAGTGATGTACTTCTTTGATCCATCACTAGAACTACTAAAAGGAATATATGGATTCTGTCCAAAGACAGCTGTTGTAGAAATTGTGTTACGCACAACCTTGAGGCGAGTGAAATTAATACCTGACATGGATTCATCTCTCAATCTCCATCTAATACCACCACGTCTGGCCAAAAACAATGTGGAAAACCACGTCATAGGAGTCTGGTAGACATAGTTGTAAGGTATGTTGTTTGCTAAATGCATAGCTCCTGGAGCTTTACCACGATGCAATGGAAATGCAGAATAATTCAATCTGTATAACAGTGTGGTAGCTCCAGCAACTAAAGGAAAAGCTATCGACATGTAACTCGTGTATCGTTTAAGCAAATAACGCAAACTGGTAACCGGATCACCATGATGAACCATTGCTGCCTTATCTTTCGCGCCAATGTATTTACCAAAAACAACATGTGGTTTCAGTCTCTTAGCAAAATGTTCTTCTACTTCTAACTGACCACTCTGTGGATACATTGTATAGTTGTCTATAGCGTCCACTGGATCAAACATTTCAAAGTCAGGTCCAGCTGAAACAAACATCATAATGTCCGATATGGTAGATGTTGCGTTGGAACAAGTCAACTCATTCACGACTGACAACACTAAATGTCCGTTACTATCCAAAGGATTGAAATTGACAGGAACAATACCATATATCGACGCAACACCATCCAATCCGGGGCGTAATGGTCTCAAATATGGGACGTGCGACATGTACCCAACATCAATAATGGCCTCATGCGATTCAGCTAAATCCCATATGTATGTATAAGCCGTGTTGTACTCCACCGGAAGACCCGGAGAAGCCGTAACACCATTAGGATCATACGTGATGCGAATTCGCCCTTTGTGAAAGGCCGATGCAACGGCGACAAAACGAAAACGCAAAGAACCGCGCCATTGTCTAAATGCCTGCATAGTATAAGCAAGAGGTGTCATAGCAATCTGCTGTGCGGCACCAGTCCCTGGACCGTTTGCCCAAAAAGTTGGATTAACATTAGCATAAAATATGTTGAAATCTGGTATTGCATTAGAACTCCACTCGAATTTAGTCACATATGACTCGCGTTCAACAATCGAAGACAACATCATGTCGTCTTTACGTGCTAAACCCACCACACTGGGATCAACAGTCACTTCTTGTTTGTCATCAAAAGTCATTTTATAAATAGGATCGTGTTGAACGGCACTGGCTAAATTGGGAGAAATACGAGGAATCATGTATGAAATGTCAGAAACAAGAGCCGGTTTAGAAAAACCCAAAGCTATAGCAATTTGAGACCCCATGTGTAAAATTGACTGCGAAGCCAAAGCATATGGTCTGATTGAAGCTATTCTTGACAAGACACCTGCAACATCAGACAAAACTGCTAATGGCTTAGATATTATGCCTCTCCCATACTCGTCTCCCGACTGCGGTACTAAATTAGGTAAATTGGAACTTGTAGGAGCGCCAAAGACGACATTCTCCGCCCAACACAATGCTGTTATTGTAACACCATCTTGTGCAGTGCTCATACTTCTTAACGGTGACATCTCCGTCAGCGCTATAAATCCCGTTGTTAAATGTTCACCTAAAGCTGTGCTAAAAGCGTTATAATGATGAACGTAAGGTAATCTAAGGCAACCTCCTTCACAAGATGTGGGGTTCAAAAAGACGTGTGGCGGTTGGGACAATATGACTCTGGAAGGCGTCATATTGACCAAGGTGGCAGGAGTTAACAACGTGTCATTAGAAACGTTGCTAACTGCCGTGGCCATCCATCTACCATAATGCATGGGCGTTCCATTAATCATAAAACGGAAACACAGATCACACTTAAGATTGCGGTAATTGTTAATTCTGTTCATAACTCGCTTGTTAGTGAAGAAAGTGCTAGGGTTAATGAATAGAGGAGCCGTAGGTGCAGTAGCACCAACAGTGACAATCTGCGAAAAAACTTTGATAGGTCTCGATAAAAACTTGACAATAGATACCTCATCTGTATCAACATTATAATGAGTGTTATCCATATCTTGATCATAAGAAGCTTCTTCATGATGAAAATCGTCTATGAACGTAGTTAAAACTTGAGTTTTATTTTGAGAAACTTCCTCCAATATACCCGACTGAGGAAATAAATTCACTGACCGGGCGTCAAAACCCAAACCACGATTCTGTTGATTGGGTCTTTCTGGTCGATTAGGTCTTACAGGCAAAGGTATCTCAACTGTGGCTTGAGGGGTTGGTGGTATTTTAATCCTCAACGCATCCGCTAATATAACAGCAGAAGCGTACCAATCTGTGGATGGAAACGGCAATGAATAATCTCCCCTTTCGAAAAAACTATAATACTCATTGCGGTTTTTAAGCACAAGTTCCATAGCTTCCACTATGAGAGATCCATCTGCGTAATAAAAGGTTTCTGGAACTGCCAATCCTGCATAATAACCACCCTCGGCAAAAACGCCCGAATGTGGTGTTAGCGGAGAGATATCACAGTTATCATCAAGATGGTGCCTATTGACATCAGCAAAATAATCACTGCGAGGAGAACATAAACCACACGAAACTGTGTCCCAATGTTGTATTGCAGATCCAAGACATGCAATTCCATTGAATTGCGGATGTCGGTGGTATGCATAACAAACATCAGAGGGTAATTCGCGGATCCTCCGTTCTGATTCCGATAATAATGATAATGGCGGGCTATCCGGCCCTTCCAGTGGGGTTAAACTGGCTGTATACCCCTGTTTTTCGTACAATCTTGACTTCGTGCTTGTACTTGCACCTTGTTTAGTTTTCGTGAAACTATATACAACCTGGAGAACGTTTCAACCCTCCGGGAGGTTCAGCATTCAATGTCGTCTCCCACACAAGCCTATGATTCTGCTGACACACAGAACCATGGTAACCAATATGTGGTTCATTCTTAACGTTGTTCAACAGCCATGCTGTAATTCTGTCGTCAAACGTTAAATGGTTCGTCCTCACGAAACGGTGGAATTTTCTGGTTTCCACGAACCGATTAACACGGTCACGAAATCCTTCATATTTCGCCCTTCCGTGCGCGACATACTCTAGCAAAGCACCATCAAGTAAATCACCAAAAAGTTCTTCTTCTGTCATGTGTGATACAGGTATACCACAAGACAGAGATTTGATAATGCTAGACTCTGACAATGCACCAAGGCGTCGTTGAAGTTCTGGTATGTACACAGTTTGACGTTTTAGAAAGTCAACCTCACTGACATGATAAAATGAATCATGATCGCCCTCTTTAGTTGGTGGGGTATACAATATGCCATATTGATCTAACCAATAGGCTTTAATCTGTGCATTGTACCAACTGCATTTATCAGACACAGTACCAATATCATCGTCACCATATGTCATCATATGAACATTATTCCTAAAAGGTGGTGGTGTGCCCCCGTGCGCTTGATAATAAGCACACCGAGAGTTGAGACTGTTGGCAGTACTGTTGACATAAGACGTCAAATTTTGTCCACTAGGATTACCTCGTGACATCATCAGAATCGCACCATAATATTGCACACAAAATAACGATAAATCAGCAACCATTGCTCGCATAATTTGCAATTCGTGTGCAGAATATCCTAACGAATCTGCCAGTTCAATATATATACGATACGAGGCTTGGATCACGTTGAGAAATTCCTTCTGATCATAGCCTTTATAATCGCCAGCAACACATCTTTCCTCACCATGATGGGCAACAAAAGACATGAATTCTTCCCATTCTACACCATGACTATTTATTCCTATGGCACATTCTGATAGTAATGACAATTCTGATAAAAGGCGTACGACAGGTAACCAATATTTACGAATCAGCAGTTTAAAAACTGTGCCATTCCCAAAAAAGACTCTCACTTTATCCTTGCCAAGTTTCACAGGTTCATCCTTAAGGTGAGCCACAAAAACATGATAACATCTACCTCCTTGGGAATATATGTCTTCAGATTTTTTAACATGTTGCCACACAGCAGGACTTATAAAATCTCTATTGCCATCAGAACCCTCAAGGTTTCTAC